GCTTCTAGTGCTTTTGATGCTCAATCTGCTGAAATAAAAGAATTACAGATGCAAATGGCTACTCTTGGTATTAGTACACTTAGTCAACAAAAATTTGTAGCTGAATCTGCTGATGCAAGACGTTTAGATCGTGTTGATACTAATTCTATGCTTGCCATGGTATCAATGGAATTGGAACAGAAGCTACAAAAAGCATTTAATTTATCTGCTGAATATGTAGGTATCGAACCACCAGAAGTAAAGATCAGTAGAGACTTTGATATTGAAAGATTAATTGGACAGGATATTACAGCATTAACAGCATTATTTGATCAACAAATTATTGATAGAGAAGAATTTAGAGATATTCTAGTACAGGGAGAAGTGTTACCTTCAGCGAATGAGGTCAAAACTGAATAGTTTGGTAAACTAAAGAGCAAGTATATAAATTACTATGACAAAATCTTTAGGTAAGGTTCTTCAATCTGATGGATCTTATAAATGGGAAATGGTTGAATTTCAACCAGAGGTAGCTGAAACTAAAGCTACAACTGAAACTAAAAAGAAAGTTTCAAAAAAGAAAACTACTAGCCCACTATCTGACTAATTAATTCATGGCAATCGAAGAAAAAGTAATTCAGCCTGAGTCTGTGACCAACGCTGAACAGCCCGTGGCTGAAACTGCTTCACAACC